ACTGAGTTCAGCCTACGCTGGCGACCCAGTGCTGAATCAAGGCTAATGTGCATATTAGACTATGTGCAGTTGGACTAAGCTACCAGCACCGCTTACGGTTACGCTAGTAAAGTTACCATATAGAATTGTTCCTGCTCCTAAAGTTGTAAGGAGATCAGCGGAATTAGCTACATTAGTAGCTGTAAGCCCTGAAAGAGTTGAATCCTTAAGGAACTGGATAGCTCCAAACGTGCCAGCGGTTGCGCCGTCTGCTGCATTGATTACTATTGAACCTACGGAGCTAAACTCCAGTGCGTTGTTTCTTGAACTTGCCATAATTAGTATTATATCACAGGGTTATTATCGGGCTTGCCGATTAACATAAGTGGAAAATTTCTTGTTGATTGTATTGTTGTTTGACCGAAGGTCAATCTTTTCTAGCTCTAGTGCAAGGTAAGTCCCAGCAACTCCTTCTTCCTGGAGAGCCTTTGTATGCTGGCCATCCATTCTTAAGAAGTCTGCGTAGACGGCGTGCGCCAGAAAGAAAAAGAATTCGTAGGGTATATCGGTTGATGCTTCCGTAAACGTAGGAAGCTCCTTCTGGTAGTTTACAAATACCTTACCCGAATCGTTGGCAATAAGGTTTAGTACATTGGCACCGTTGGAGTCCACGTAGAACTCGTACTCTAAAGCTGAGTTACGGTTAAAGGGCTGCGTCCGATAGATGCGCTGAAAGTCCGAGATATCATCAAGGACTCCCTCCGTGTAAGGAACTACGCCAGTAGAACTGACTGTGCGCCCTTCGCCTATGACTGCGTAACGGGGCCAGCTAGGGCTGGTGCGGTATGCTTCAAATGCCCTGCGATTAACAAACTGCTCAATGTTAACCTTTTCTTCAGTTGTAAAGTTGCCTACACCAGACAGTGCAACTATTAGTTTGTATAGGTCGCTGTAGGATTTAACTTGCATTATAGCTTGTTAGGGGTCAGGTCAGAAAAATTCTTTTGAAAGTATTTCAGGAACTCCTTGGAGTGCACTGTATCTTGTCCGTATTTCTTAATGAGTCGGAAGTACTCACGGTGCGGTATTGTTGCTACGCAACGACCTAGCACAGGGTGCACCTTTCCTTTTTCCTGTGTGGCTTCTTTACGAGCCTGGTCTACACGAGCTGCTTCTGTCCTTCGCTCAAGTGCAAATCCATTCTTAATTTCATTCATGAAGGCCTCGTCGACCTCCCCGTCTGAATACGTTGGGACTTTGTTAATTATTTCCATATTAAAAAAGGCGGGGGGCTTGCGCCCCCCAACCAGAATTTAATTAGCTTGCAGAGAAGCGCATTGGGTCGAATACACGAACACCAATGATAACTTCACCAGCTGTGAGGTTAGCAACTGTTCCACCAAACTTATAGATAAGGTTGGTTGCAGCAGCACCACCAGAACCAGCTCTAGGAGCAGCTCCTCCACTGATAGTTGTGTCTCCATTAGTTTGAATGAAGTCTGTTCCAGTGTTGTACAGAGTAGCACCTGCGTTAGCGTCGATGTCGAAGCTATCGATAAGTGTGTCGTCATTAGTACCAGTACCAACTTCAAGCGTGATGTCAGAAGCTCCAACAAGAGCTACGGACTCAACGGCGAAGGCAACGTCAACTGCACCGCCACCTGGGATTTGTCCCCAGACAGTTTGATTAGTGCTTGCGTTAACGATGTCTTGAGCGGATAGAACAAGTACGTGAGTGAAATCACCACTTGCTTCATTTACGGTTAAACGTGACATATTATTATATCTCCTTGGGTTGGGGGTTAATAATTACTGAGTGATTTTACCGTGAGCTTGTGGATGATATACACCCAAAGTCAAGGTGCAATCGCAGAATCCACGTTCGCCACCACCAAGATTAGGCAGACGAGTTGAACCCATAGGGATCAGTTCGTGTACGCCGTAGTACTCAGGGTTGATGAGGTAGCCGTCATTGAAGTCAGTTCCGCCAGCGATAGTCGCAGGAGCAGTATCTGGGTTCATGTTGACGATGGACACGATGCCGTGATCACTTTGGTAAAGCTCAACAGAGAGTTTGATCTCAGCCTTGTTACCGTCGTAGTTTACACTGCGGATGCTTTCAGTTGCACCTGCAGAGACACGAGCGAAGTCAGCGATAGTACGGCGAAGGCCAGTGTCAGCAACAAGCATAAGGTTGTTGGTGCTACCAGTTTCACGATAGATCGAAGAGATCAAGCCATTAAGCGCAGCCTCGCTGAATGCACCAGATGTACTGATGTCGTAAATCGAACCAGCAGGAGTGCGGAAATCAGCGGGAACGTCAGCAGGACCAGCGGAGTCAATCCAGTCACCAAGACCACGAAGGCCGTAGGCTGTACCAGCACCATTTTCGATGCTGCGATCTTGTGTACCTATGAGTGTAGCTTCAACGTCACGCTTTAGTTCACGAATTGCTTTAGCTTCAGCTTGTGCAATCTTGGCTGGGCCAACGGATTCAACAGCGTCTTGCAGGTCAGAGACCATAAAGTCACGGCGGAATTTCTGGACGTAGTTACCAAGACGAGCACGACCAGCGAACTTATCAGTAAATGCAGTAACATCTGCGCCTTCGGATACACCTGTAGTAACAGGAGCAGAAAGAGCGTCAACGGTCCATTCAGTGAATGTAGCGCCAGACGTCTTTTTAGAAGCGGATGATAGAACGGGAGTTTCTTCGGGAGCTAAGATGGTAAGTACATCTGTAAGTTCTTCACGATTGGAAACAGCGGAACCAGTATTAGTGGTGTCGAATGTATTTGAGAATGCCATTGTATTTTATAATTGAATTAATTTATCTATTTTTTAGTTGAAGAGTTCTGAGAGTAATGAAGTCGTCTTTTTGTCCTGATTGCTGAAACTGAGTACTCAAGTTCTTGATTGATTTATTAGTGCGGCTGATTGGCTTTTCAGAACCTGCGGCATTTGGAGTAGAATTACTAGGAGCGTTAAGTCTTACTTTAGACTTGTCGTTCTTTATTTCTTTCCGACCGTAGATACTATTAGCTGCGTGCGCTAGTAGATAGGGCATCTGTGCCTTTACGTCAGCGGGAAGGCTAGTCATCAATGTAGCGACCCTGGGGTCTTTCATGATAGCTTCGTATTCACGCCGTGTATCGTTGTCCTCGCCTGTCATCCATGATAACTCAGCTTCAGCTTGAGCACTGAGGTGCTCTTGCATTTGTTTGCTTTGTTCAACCTTTTGGATTTCCTCCAAGCGAGCAGGTAAAAACTTGTCTCTGGCTTTACGTGCCTGCAATAAAGCATTGCGGACGTCGGCCTTTGTCATTTCTTTACCTTCTACTTCTGTGACTACATCATCAGCTTCATATCCGTCTGCGTTGAACATAATGTCCTCGGCCCATTCAATAACGTTACTAGCATCCGTTGCTTTGCTTTGTAGGTCCTCTAAAGTATCTACGGAATCAAACGGATTGTTCTTAACTTCCTTCTTGGGCTGCAGTGGATTGTTTTGCTCGGCAGAAAGTCTAGCTTCATATTGTTGTAGCTTTTCTTCTGCTGCCTTACGTTTAGCTGTGAGTTCTCCAAAGCGGGCTACTGCACGGCTGCCTAGCTTGTCAGCTAGTTCCCGCAGTTCCTCTTCGGACATTTCGTCTAAATCAATCTGAGAAAGAACTTGCTCTTCTGATTCAGCTTCAGGTTCTTCGTCTTCAGTACTCTCGTCTGATTCTTCGGAACCTTCTTCTGCTTCAGTAGCAATTTCGTCAGCAACCTCTTCCTCAACCTCTGGAGTCTCTTCCTCCTGGGGTTCAGGGGCTGGTTGCCCTAAGCGTTGGATCGCAAAATCCTCTGCTGATATATTTGTTTTTTCCGCTGTAGAGTTTTCGGTTTCAGCGTCTCCCGTTGTGACTTCGTTGTTCATATAATTCCACTCTTCAACGCCGAGCGATAGCTATGTTTTGCATTATAGCACACTAAATGCGTGCCAAGAAATTACTCCGAAGGGGAATGCTTGCCCCAGGTAGACATAGTTAGGATCTGATCATAACTAAGTATACGTCCTGAAAGTTGTTGGATCTTATCCGTAGGGGACTCGTACATTTCTGCAATGCACTCCTCCCGCATCTGCTTTACAAAATCTATAAAGCGGTTAAATGAATCGTGCCTTTTGAGGTGCTCGATGTCTTCTTCGATTTGAGGTTTTTCCATATTAGTATTGTGGCATATCTTGGGTGCCCATTTCTCCCATCTGTGCAGGGGTAGTACCTATACGACCAATCTCAGCGTTCTGCATTTGTTGCATCTGGAACTGATATTGACCTGCGTACTTCTGAAGGCGTGCAGCAAAGGCTTCGTCTTCCTGTAGCCTTTGTTGAATGTCTGGCTGCTGGCCGTACTGCTCTAGGACTTGCATAGCAATCTGTCCTCCGCTTGCACGTGCTGGCATTTCAATGCCAGAGAATATCTTAGTCAGGTCATCGGTGACATCCTTAACTACTTGCTGCTGTGCATCTTCGACAGGTGTCAAGACGGAGTCCGCAAGTATAGGATCTATAGATCCTGCTAATACAGCAATTAACCTGTCAACGTCTATACGCCCGTTGCGGTCAAGCTGTATAAGCTGCGTCATTTGCGCTAGCTTTACTTCCTGAGACTTGGGATCTGTGTTTAGTACGTCGTAGTTAATTGTAATATCGAAGTTTGCGTCAGGGTCACCTCGGTCCATAACTTGTGGATCAGGTACACCTGTTACACGGAAAAACATTTCATCTGGCCCGAAACGCTGGAAGCAACGGTAAGCCATACGCATGACTTCTGCGTTGTGCTGCAAGAACTTGTCTACCAAGAACTGCTTGCGTACACTCGAGATCTGAGAGTTCTCGTCTAGTCCTACCAAGCGGTCTGCCTGTGCAGACTGGTTAATTTCCATTTCTACTGAGCCTTGGTTGTAAGCAGGCGTAGGCGCAAAGTCCAGATCGCCCTTACGGCGATATGGAATCATTCGACCTGGCCCCCAGTCGTTCGGTGCCTGTCCTACTGGGTGCAGAATCGGAGGCAGGGTCGCTAGACTATTGCGGTCAATTCTGGAGTCACGCTCTACCTTGACTTGGTTCTGTATACCACGAAGAAGATCTGGGATGGTAGTCGTGTCGTATAGACGCTTGCTGTCCTCGGACAGCTTTGTGACTACAACTGGGTAGTCCTCGTAGCCGTTGAGTAGTTCACGCTTTGCGTAAGCAGGTGCCTCGTTGTTGTCTCCGCTGTACTCCTTGTGGAATACTGTGCAGTAGATCCCTTCAGATCCATCTTCAGGGTCGACCAGCCGTTGGTACGCATACACGATTTCTATTAGTTCATTTGCTTCGTAAGCGTTATCGGTCAAGCTAGTACTACGGCGGCCTTCCTGTTCTCTTTCAATGCTGTCAATGTTTACCCCTCGGTAATGCTCGATGATGTAGTCAACAAAGTCTGCGTCCCAGCCTGCGGTTGCTACTTTGTTTTCAAGTTCTTGAGCTGTATAGTAAGTCCTCCAGAAGCAGTAAGGTGCTCGCTGTGGGTCAGTTACATACGGAGGAAAAAAGAAGTCCCCGTCTGGGGCGAGCGTCTTAATTTCTGGTGCGTTAATCTGCCTGCGAACAACAGGAAGCTCGGCTTCGCCTGACTTCCTAAGTTCCTTCAGTGCTTTTTTTGCACGTTTTTCTGTGACTCCTTCAAAAATGTTTTGCAGAATAAAGACCAGCTCGTCGTCTTTTTCTCCTGACTGCACGGCCCCAAAAATATTCGGGTCAAGTTCCGCAATTTGTTCTAGTGTTAACTTTTGCAGGAACTGACGGTCTTCTGTGTGCCAGCCCACGTAAGTAATTAATAGGCCTCGCTCTAGCAGATAGTTAGCACCTAGTTCCATTTCACGCTTATAGCGTGGAATATATCCACTGGTAGTCATCCACTTTAGGAACGAAGATACGATCTCTGCACGAGAGATATCGTTGGATTCTACTGGGTACGCTCGAATGTTTGAGCGATTAAGCGAAGACATAAACAAAGATACCAGGCGTGTAATACGCTCGTCGATTACGTGGCTCTCTGTATCGGATGCGCCCTCCCAAGGGAATGCGTCGGCTCCGTGCTTTCGGTGATCACGGCTTTTGCCTGGCCACCAGTTCCTGCGGTCGTCGTAACTAGTACGACATAAATCAAAGTAGGACTCTAACTCGTTGACGGTTTCATCGTAGGCATTACGCAGTGCGTTAATATCTGGAATTGCATCAACATACGTCAAGGCTTCAAAAGTAGATTTATTTTGCATTTAATTTT